GGACAGTAGACAAATCCCAAGCCGTGCCAAAATCCCATTGATAAACGGTGTCATCCGTAGAATTTACAACGTATAGTTTTGTGCCATTGTCACCAATAAACATACCTTGGTTGCCACCAGAAATATGATTGGATGTGCTTCTTGTCGCGCTATGTCCACTAGCACTTTCAATCACGCTATAATCACCACTGGTTGCTAAACCTGACATAGACAAACCAGTTGATGCACCAGCCGATTTGATGCCACTCATTGACCAAGAGCCAGAAGCAATGGCACTTGTATCCGTAAAGTTAGTCACAATAGAATATGAACCATTTGTGCCAGTAAGGATTGCAACACCACCATTACCTTCAATCTGCTTACCCACATCTGTTGATGCAAAAGAACCAGTGCCTAGTGTAAATGTACCATCAGCCGATGCATTGCTTGGTGTTAGTGTCGTGCTATACGCAGTGTTATGCAGATCATAGTTGGACGCTGTTGCATCAACATCCCAATTACCTTTAGATGATACACCAGTTTGCGCTACTTCTTTTGTCACCTCAACTACTGGCGCGGGTGTTATGCTTTGCGACAAGGTAATTGTGGCACTCTCACCGTTGGTAAATGTCTTAGTAAGGCTTCCAGATGTGACACTGACGTTATTAAGCTGGGATTGCAAAGAACTGGTTGAGCCAACGACATTATTTAGTTCCGCAGTTGTAGCGGTTAAACCGTCCAGCTTGTTGATCTCCGCAGCCGTAGCCGTTAAATCGCTGATCTCCGACACATTAATTGCACCATCCGCAAGTGCATTCCCTGCGCTGATTAGGTCGGCTAAGTCTCTTGCTTTGGTCATGTTACGTTATCCTTTTACTAATAGCCTGTTTGATGCTAATGCTCTACCCGCAGTCTGAGAGCCTGATGTTGACAGACCCCCACCTAAAACAACGTAATAACTAGAGCCAACTGTTAATCCCGAAACGCTTTCATTTATGCCGCCGAATACGGTGACCTCGCCTGACGAACCAGAAGCTATGTTTTCTGCCGCTATGCCCACAAAGCCAGACTGATCACCTGTGGCAACTTGGACAAATACAACATCACCTCTATCTGAAAGATCGGCTTCACCATAAGCAATCCAAACAGCACCCTGACCTGCATCATAATCCATGCTTACATTCTGCGTATAACTAGGGCCATGACTTGATGTGGTTGAACCTTGCGTGTAAGCACTATTAACACTATCCCATGTCATGCTTGTTAGTTTACTAGCACTCCCAGTTTGATCACGGTAACTAAGATATAAAGTTTCCAAGGCTGCAGCTTCTGCTATTTCAACGTCCCTTGATGACCTTCCACTAGCAAAAACAGTTTCGGTTCCTGTTGTAATGCTTGTTCCGCTTACAGTTAAGTTTTGCACCCACAGTGTACTGCCAGCATAGTAAAACGGAACGACATAACCATTTGTGCTATCGTATGCTGCTTTCATATAACCATCTATTGTTCCAGCATAAAACTTGACAGGTGTGCCAAAACTGATTGATGTCCCGCTGACTGTACCTACCAGCGCATAAGCGTGGTTATCAAAACCTGATCTAAAAATACAAACGACTTTATTGTTTGTTGAATCAAATACTATATCATTCATGGTTCTGGATGAACTTGGCAAAGTCGAAGCCTGTGAATTGCTTGCTACTGGAGTGCCAAAACTTACAGTGGTATTGGCTGCATCTACAGTTCCAACAACACAAGTTGCTTTGTTACCATTATCAGTATCTCTGTAGAACAAAACAACCTTTTGCGCATTAGAATCGTACACTGCCTGTATGTCCGTAATTAAAGATGCATCGGCAGTTACAGTGGAGCCAACAGTCCATGTGCCACTTGAGCTTAGTTTAGCAACACGAACATTTAAGTTTCCACTATCAGAATTGTCTCTCCAACAAAAAACATATGCGTCTTGATCTGGATCATATACACCAGTTCCTTGTGAGGTGTTATTCGTTGTGACCGTTACATCTTGTACAGCGGTCATAGCACTTGAACTAAATGGGTTAGTTGCATCTGGTAGATAAGAGTAAACACGAAAATAGCCATTAGCACTATTTATATATCCAACAACACCATAGCCATTTGGGTTTGCGTGTACAAAAGTAAAATAGGTTGCATTGCCATTATATGTTTTGAGTGCAGCACTTCCAAAAGATTTAGTTACAGAAAACTTACCAATGTTTCCATTGCTTTTTAGTTCAACAGCATCACCAGCCGTGATTGCTTCATCTGCCGTAAAATCAAAACTACCACCGCCGCCACCAACGCCAGCCGCTGACAACGCAGCTACAGTTGTTGCATCGACAGACGCAATGTTGGTTAGCTGTCTGCTATCATCTACTACGGTTGTACCGCCTACTTTAATCGCCATCTTCGTGTCCTTTCACTAGGTGATTGTTGCATTGGTGTTGACGTTACCGACCACATCAAGGTTGCCGTTTGCATCTAGCTTCATCTTGTTCACACCGCCTGTGGCAAAGTACAAAGCCCCGCCAAGTTCAGTGATTGTCCAGTTGCCAAAACTAATCGGCTTGTTGAACGCCCAATTATCGCCAGTTGATTGATAGAGGATTGTTGCGCCAGCACCGTCCACAGTAATACCAGCACCGTTAGCCGCAGCCGCATTTGCCGCACCATTTGCAACAGTGATGTTTAAGTCAGCAACGTCTAGCGTTGTGCTGTTTACCGTTGTGGTAGTGCCTGAGATTGTCAGGTTGCCGCCAACAATTAAGTCGCCTGTAAGTGTACCGCCTGTTAGCTGTAGGTAACGAGCGTCTGACTGTGACTGAGTGTAAACTGATGTTAGCTCAAATGTGCCATAGGCAATGTACTCAACGATGTCACCCGCAACCGCCCCTGTTGTCAGGGTAAAGGTAGTTCCGTTTGTCGCAGTAACGTCTGTGCCTACAACGAGCTTAACACCGTTTAGATAAATATCTATGAACCCACTATCATAGCCAGTTGTAGTAAATACTGTTTGCCCAGATGTAGCAGTGAATGTACCGCGTGATGATGTACCGTTTACAGATGAACCCGCGTTCTGGAATGAAGATCCGTTATACACCTTCATTGTATCTGTTGAGGTATCGAACCACAGCAACCCTTCGTTGGCACTAGATGGTGCAGTTCCAGAAATAGTGTACTGATTAGAGAAACTATTAACTGAGCTAATGTTGTTGCTCACGTTAGTGACAGAGCTAATGTTAGTTGCCACTGTGTTTACAGACGAGATGTTAGTGCCGACTGTAGAGATGTTAGAGGCATTGCTAATAACAGCAGTCAGGTCAGTGTTAGCCACTGTAGAAATGTCTGCGCTAATTCCAGCCACAGTTGTCACATCAGAGCTAATCCCCGCAACAGTCGTAACATTGCCAGATATTCCTCCAACCGCATTCACATTAACAATGTTGGTTGCCACAACCCCAATGTCACTGGCATCCGCAGCCACCGCCGTAACGTCTGCCGAGATACCCGCTACTGTTGTCACGTTACCGCTGATTGTTCCCACTGTGTTGACGTTGGCAATGTTATTCGCAACAACCTCAATCTCACTTGTCGCCTCGTTTAGATCATTAGCAACAGTCTCAATCTCAGACACAACCTCTAACAGATCGTTAGCCACTGTGTTGATGTTGCTGATGTTAGACGCGACAGTGTTAACTGCGTTGATGTTTGTGGCAACGGTTGTCACGTTAGTGTTGTTCGATGAAACTGTCGTAATGTCAGTTGAGATTGGTGCTAGAGTTGCCACTTCACTAGATACAGATGCCACTGTAGTAACATTGGCTGAAATGCCAGACACAGTAGTAACATTTGCAGATATGCCAGACACAGTAGTAATGTCAGTGCTTATTGCTCCAAGCGTTGCAACCTCAGAGCTAACAGATGAAACTGTAGTAATTGTGTTTGTTGCTATAGTTCCGTCTTGAATATCAGCAAGCAAAGCAATGTCAGCAGAAACATTAGCCAAGCTTTCCGTATCAGCAATAGAAGGGCCAGCTTCAACCGCACCAGTAACCGCATTGAATCCAAGAACTCGCCCTTTACGATCATCAACAACAGGTAGGGTTAATCCAGCAGCAACATCAAAGTCTGTAAGCTGGAGAGCACGAGCAGCGCGGTCATCAAGGTCAGCAGCAATAGCAATAATGCGATCAAGCTCAGTGTTGAGAGTGGCGATATTAAAGGCACCAGAAGCTGGAAAGTCAGTTGTGCGCTCTAGGTCAATGTCACGCGTAATAACGACTGTAGACCCCCCTGACGCGCCTGTGACAGATATTGTAACAGTGCCAGTAGAGCCATCACCACCTGTGACAGTGTAATCAGTGGTTAACGTCTTAAGTGTGCCATCAACATAGACATTCAAATCATCATTGTCGAAGAACTCAAATGACACAGTAAACGAGGTTTGAGTGACACCCTGAGCCACTGAGTATGACACACGAGGGGAATTGTCTGCTATGTTAATTGTCATGCTTTCACCTATAGATTTGTAGTCAATCTAGTATCAAGGAGAAATAAGCACAACGCACAAAAAGTTAGTAACGACCAAATCCAGATGGGCCTTCCAACTCATCTTCAAGCATATTGGTGATGTCGTTCATCTTGCCCTTCCAGAACCACATCCTAGCAAATGGCAAGTTTCTAACTATTTCTTTAGTACCTTCGCCAACATTTCCAGTCAGTAAGTTGTATATTCCTGTGCCATAATCTAACGCAATAGACGGCCCCGCACCTAACACTCCTGTTGCAGCTTCACCTAAGTTTGGCTTCTGAGGAAAGCGTGGTTGTAAAAATCCATTGGTAAGATTAGGGCCACCCAATGCCATACTTGTAGACATTGCTGTGTAGAACAAATCTGAATACAAAGCTGCGGTGCCAGAGTAATCAAATGAACGTGCCAGTTTATCTTGGAATGACAGGTCAACAAAGTCTGGCGTTTTGTAATCCAACACCATGTATCCCAAGCCCATAGATAAAGCTAACCCAAGGAACTGGCTCTTAACCTGACCGTGTGCATGTGCCGCTGCAATCTTGTTTGTTGCTGCAAGGGCATAGCTATAGAACTGAAATGGTAAGCCAAGAAGCTGGCTTTCAACACGAGCATATCCTTTGTACTTAGCATCTTCTTTCATGCCAAAGTTACGAGCTACACGCATGGGAATGTAAGCAACGCCATCTGTAATGATTGGCTTATCAGCAGGTGTCCCCATAAGAATTGTATTAGCGACACCGCTAGACAATGCGGTTCTGAATCTACGAACAGTATCATCTTTCACTCTAGGTTGCGCTCTAAACTCAGCAATGGCTAAATCGTTAATAGCATTCTCGTATGCAGCAAGGTCTGCTTTCTTACGACGATCAAAGCCTAAATCTTTAGAACTATTTCTTGTGTGCATAATTTCATGCATCTTAACAAAAGCTACTAAGTCATCTGGGCTGTTGATAATCCCATCTGGAATTGGCTTAACACCTTCCATCTTAGGATTCTTCCAGCCTTGGCTATTCCACATTTCAGTGCGAATAAATTCTTCGTCAATGAAGATTGTGTCTTTGCCATTGTAGTGGGCCGCTACATAGCTGCCATCTTTTCTTGTGCGACCAGTTGGCTCAGAAACAATGGTGGCTTTGGTTTCAGGGAACTGTATTGCATTGTTCCACGCACCAGTGTTCGCAATATACATTCCTGATTTGCCACGCTGCCAAGGTGCCTTTGCAATATCCGCTGCAACCTCTGCGTCTATGCCATACCGCGCTAGGTATTCCATTTCCATGCGCGTTGCATTGCCATTCGTTAGTCTTACTGAGTAGTCAATAAGAGTGTGGCTGCGCATCATCGCATCAAAGTCTTTGAAGATACGAGTAATTGGTGCCAAACCATTAGCTAAATAAAAGTAGTTCTTAGCCTTATCAAACACAGTATCTTTAAATGGATTGTTGCTAAGATCATCTACCAAACGCAAATGAGCAGAACCCATAATAATCTCAAGTGCCTCACCAGCAATCCGAGCTTCTTTAGCCCCAAGCTTTAACTGGTTGTCTGACATAATGTTAAACAAGCCCTTCATCGTAGGGCCAAAGCCATGCTCAAGAACCATCTTTGCTGGCTCAGTAATTGTAGAAATACCCGCAGAACCTAGATAGTTTAACTGTGCTAGATCACGAAGAACCTGCGCAATAGTAGCATCCCAAGTATCTGCTCTACGCAAAGCATTGCCTGACACACGATCATACAGATGGCGCATGTCACGAAGAACAGAGTAAGCTTTTGCCTCTGTCATACCAGACGATAGCAAATCAATCATTGTATCGTCTAAGACTTCATCAATATCCTTGCCACCAAACTGACGAGAGAACTCATAACGAGTGCCAGTTCTAGCAGTGTATGCCTTCATAATCTTGATTGGATTCTTTTCTATAAAATCCAACACAAGTTCGTTTGGAATATCTACAGTACGATGCTTCATGTGCTTTGACTTACCAATGCCAAAGTATCCTGAATCAAAATTAGTATCATCGCGCAAACCAAGAAGATTATCTGTTAGCTCAGTCACACGTTTTCTAATTGCGTTCTCGCCAGTTGATAACTGTATAGTTTCTAGCTTACCGTTTTTAAATCTTGTTAGCTGTGCAGGGTTGTCCTTAAACCAGTTGAACAATACTGACTCAAACTTTTCCCTGTTAGCAGAGATAGCATCCCGATCCCAATACCGAGGACGGAACACTCGCTCGTTTCTTGGCATTGTTGGCTGTTGCTTTGCATCATCAAGCATAACCTTTAGCTCTTCAACTTCCGAGGTTAGCTTTGATATGGTGCCTTGCAACTTGTTCTTTAAAGATTTTGTTCCTCTACTCGCAGATTGATCCAACTGCTTTTGCAGTTTAACTATCTTGGCTTCTTTGCGCTTTAGCTCATCAGCGTAGAAACGAGAGCTACCAATCATTCCCTGCTCTCTTAGGCGAATCTCCCAAGTATCGTAATACTTGTTGAGCGTTGCCATTGCTCTAGCCTCAAAGTCATCAGCAGCCTTGATGCCCTTCATTGCTTTGGTGTCTACCATTTGCAGCCATTCTTCAAAGTCACGGCGTTTAAAGTGATAGTCTAGTGGATTAGTAACACCCTTCTTAGTTGACTCGCCCCAAGTGATAAGCATCTCATCCATTGCCTGAACCCACTCACCTTCAAGCAGCTTTGAGTTCTGGAACACAGATGGACGCAGAGCTTTGCCTTGCTTATTCATGGCAAGCAAAATACCAGCATCGTTTGCAATTTCTAAAGCAGTAATACGCGCACTATCGGGAATAGACTTGTCTTGTAAGATGCGCTTCATAGGCGTTGTTACGCCTTTATACAGCCATGAATCAGTAAACATGCTAGGAGCAATGCTTGCATCATCTGAATCTAATGCTTGTCTAAAGTTTTGTATTTCTGTTTCAGCTTCACGAATAGCTCTTGCACGGCGTGACACTGGAACACGAGTTAATCCACCAAGCATTCCACCAAATACAAATGACGCACCAATACTAAACTGTGCTTCCTCTGGTGTTGCCAGCGGATCAAATGGATAACGTAATGCTTCCTGACCTGCCACAATAGCAGCGGTTCCTGTGCCAGACTGAAGGGCTGCACGACTGACAGACAAACCACGGCTAAGTGGAATGGCAACCCAATTGATAGGATCAAATATCTCAGCAGCAAACTGCGCACCAAAGCCAGATTCAGCAAGCGTTTGCCTTGTCTCTAAAGACTGACGCATCTGTGTTTCTAAGAAGTTAAGATGCTCTTGGTTGGTTGCTCGAAGAAGCGTAGAAGAATATGGTTTTAAGTCCTCTGATATATTTTCTAAAGCAGAGAACCCTTCTTCTGGTAAATCGTATGTACCAAAGCGAGACTGCTCTTCAATAAAGTCAATAAGTGGATCGTAACGATAAGCCAGGGTTGCGCCGACAGTATCCATGAACGATGGGGATTCTGAAAGCTGTGCGCCTCTAGACGCAGCAATTTGAGGAACCGTTGTTAATCCATTTTTCATCGAATAAATCCACCTAGAATGCCCCGAGATAATGCGCGACCATATGCTGATTCTTTAGCTGGCTCATTAAGTGGGCCAAACTGTGCTTGACGATTTTCAACTGCATTTTGCTCCTTGGCAATTCTGTCAGCTTCAGACTTCCTACGAAAATCTGCCGTTAAATCCATGTCAAACATAGGCCATGTAAGCTCAACTCTTTGGTTCATAGTCCGAGGGTCATATACAGTGCGCTCATAGATTAAAGGTCTAAGCTCACCTGTTTGTGGCTCTTTGTAGTAAGCATAGTATTGAGGTGCATTTGTAACACCATATGGCATTAGGTAAACTTCTCTACCTTCAACTGTTGGGTCAACACGTTCTCTAATTAGTCGCTCCATACCTTCAGCTTCTTTTGTTTTTCCTGAAGTTGTAGTTGCTAATGAATAACCCTCTGGCAAGTTTTGATTTACTAATCTAATAAACTCATTTCTTTCTTCCTCTTGTGGGAACACAATGCCCAGCGCAAATCTTGACCGAGAAAAAGAACCAACTGGCATTGAAGGATCAACGATATAATCAGACTTCAAGTATAATGTATCAACAATATTATCTGTAAGAGAATCAATGTCATTTAGTGTGCGACCAGTTTTGGCATAATACTCAACAATAGGTGACAACTCTTTAACAATCATCTTATCGTTGTCGTATTTACTTCTTAGATAATTCTGAACTACATTTCCACCTGACCCTTTGTACTCAGAAAGAACCTCTAAATCTCCATCTGCGGCTCTCTTTTTAAGGTCACGAATAATTCCAGAGATAGGAATTGTACTTCCTGTTGCTAAGTTTCTAATTGCCAAGGCGTCATCAAGAAGACCTTTGTTTAGCTCTAAGCCATACAAACCATCAACAACACCATCAGCCGTTAACCTGTTGCGCAACCTTGCATAGTGATTCATCAAAACATTTGCTTGCTCTTGAGTGAATGAACCTTCGTCTGAACCTAGCGTTTTAAGTGCTTGATATAAATTCTCTGACATAGTGACTGACATCATTTGATAGAACTCATCAGTCTCAGAATTTGGAGATAGAATGTCTATTCCCTTTCTTGCCAGTTCATCATCAATTGCTTCTCTGTGTTCCTTTGTTTTTGTAACGCCACCATAACGAGCTTCTTGTGCAAGATCATACTGCTCTCTTGCTATACGCGCCTCTTCCGCTTCTTGTATTTCGCGGGTTCTTTCATCAGCCTCACGCCCGCTCAACTCTTGAAGGATGCGAGTTCTGTTTTGGTCGTTTATAAATGAGAAGATGCCATCAATAGTTTCTTTTTCAGTAGGACTTAGCCCTTGGTCATCTTGACCACCAGTTCGTATGTATGTTGAGATATTATTTAAGTCACCAGATGATAAGTCACTTAATGAATTTACTCCTTGAATAACTCTAGCAGTTTGCATTCTAAGTTTAAGAGAATCTTTTTCTGCCGTTGTGTGCAGTATGCTTGCATCTATACTTTCAAAAGATGACTGCCACTCACCTACATCATCCTCACCAGTCATAATATTGTTTATCAAGTCTGATATGCCATTATCAAAATCAGACTTCTTTGTGTAATTATCTATTGCAGTCTTTACTGTATCTTCTGAGTCCCCGAGCAACTGGCGAATGTATGTTACATCATCAGCATCAAATGGTATCTTTCCATTCCGCAATCCATTGGCAACGGACAATTGAAACTCTGTTAGACTTTCAGCTGCCCTTGGGTTCTTAGATGTAATATACAGAGCAAGATCATTTACATTGCCATCACTAGCAGCGGCAATCATAAGTGGCGTTAAAACTGAGCGACGAATATCTTCATTAATTGCTCGTCTAGCGTCCGCTGTAAGATCGGTTCCAGCAGCAGCAGTTTCTTTCAAAAGCTGAGATGCATCATCTATTGCTGCGTTTATTGCAGTTTGCAACGCAATATCACGTTGAGTTGGGTCTAACTCATTTGCGTTGTTATAAGCATCTAATATTGAATTGTAAGAAGTGGCTTCTAATCCATCAGCATCACTTAGAAATGTGTTAAGCAAAAACTTCTTATTATTTGCCAAACGTTCTTTTTCATTGGCTTCTGCTATTAGCTCAATAGAGGTTAGAGTGCCATTAATGTTAGAGCCATAGCTTGTTAGTGTGCCTTTGTTTTGGGTTACATAAGGCAATATCTCATCAATGGCAGCTTTTACTTCTGACGATAGGCCATCAGTCTTCTTGCGACGAATAGCATCTATAATCTTTAGTCTGGTTGTTCTAGACTTACCTTCAAAGATTACATCAAGTCTTCCCTGAACAAACGCGGTCTGCATGGCATTCTCATGCACTGAGTGTGTGCCACGCTTAGTAATGTTAGCATTCTCACCGTCTTTGTTTCGGTTTACTGAACTCTCAAGAAATGGTGCAAACTTATCAACCTGACCAGATTGCCCCATTAAGTAAGCAGCTTCTACGTTCTCTGTATTTTTTAGACCAATAGAAACGCCTAGCTTTTCACGCTCTCTACGATTGCGCTCTTGCATCATGTTCAGCTTTGTTGCTGTCACATACTGCGCACCCTGAGACATAATGAAGTTAGTATAAAGAGTTGGCTGTCCATTCTCCTCTGATGCTGATGCCATCTCTTTGAGATAGTTATTCATCTGCTGTTCGTACTTCTCAGGAGAATACGGATCATTCTCAAACTTGAGAGCAAGCTCGCCAGCCTTTTCTTTTATTTCATTTTCTATCTCTTGCTGGAATCTGTCATTGATTACACGAGTATAAGCCTCTGCGCCAACACGTCCCATAAACCGAGATTCACCAACCCAGTCTAAAGCTTCTGGCTTTCCAGTTTTTGGATTAATAGATGTAATCTTTGAAGAGACTACAGCTTGAGCCATCTCTTCGCCTTGGCGTGCTGACTCTCGCCCCATCTCTTTAATTGCCAAGCTTGTTAGCTTTTGAGTGGCATCAGCAATTCTGGAGTATTTCTCAGTTTCTCCAAGGTTCATTCGCACAACGCCTACTGGCCCTGCGCTTTCTACCTGCCGCTTTTCTCTAATTACTGGCATTATTTACCTCCTCCGCCACCGCCTCTTTTAGGCTTTACTAAAGATGGCCCAAGGTTCTGAGCAATATCAGCTAAGTTTGTAAACAGGTTTGCTGTGGCTTGGGTTCTCATACCTGCCGCTGTATTTTGACCATAGGTGTAAGCAACAGCAGCTTGAGTAGCATATTTTGCTGAGAGTATTTCTGATTTACGATCTATCTCTGCTATATCAGCAGCAGCAATGTCTTGGTTTCTTTTTAAGAAAGCATCAACTGACCTATCATCACGCTCCATCTTGCCAAACATTGCTAAGTTAGCAGACTCAGATTGAGTAAGCTCTTCCCGTCTGCGATTTGCTGCACCAATGGCTTGCGCTTTAGCTAAGAATAGTTCGTTAACAAACTGACGACCCTCTAGCTTGCCAACTTTCTCAGCTTTCTCAGCCGCAGCTTTTTGGTAATCGTAGCTTTTCTTTGCGCCAAATAGACTTAATCCAAATGTTGCTATTTCAAGTGGGCCGATGGGCATTAGAACGATACCTCCGCTACTATACCGTTTACTTGCAAGCTTAACGGTGCGGTTTGTGTAAGGATGACTTGTGGATCGCGGCTATAGCCAAGCAATCTAAACTCTTTGTTGCCAGTAAATGGCGTTCTTTGTTGACTAAAGTCGCTGTTAGTTCTGCGAATGATTAGCTTTGTGCCATTCACTGAGGCTGAGAGTGTGTCAGTTAAGTTAACGATTACGCTGCCAAGCGTTCTTTCTCTGCCAGTTTCAGGCCCGATTGCTGTGTTTAAATCAATGGGGTTGGTCTTCAACTCAACGTCAAATGCAAATCCAGCCTCACAAGAAGTTAACGTAGCGTCAACCGCAGAAACATCTAAGTTGCCACTCGCAACGGTAAAGGTGCCAAGATAATCAGAGCCATTAATGACATCCAATACAGCACCATCTTCAAAGAAGTTAGACACATCAAACACGCCAGCACTGCCAGTGTATGTATCTGAACAGTCTACATTCCTGTCTTCGTCCAACTGGCAAAGCACATAGCTATTAGTGCCACTGCCCATGTCTACTTTCAAAACTGCAAAGAGATGATCTGCTACAGAAGCAATCGAGTGAAACTCGCCAGCCGTTTCAAACTTAGTCCAACCTGCAATGTTCTCAACACGGTTTAGGTTGTAAGTAACAAGAGTGCCATCTTCATTTAAAAAGAATACCGCAGCATCGGATGCACCCACTTCACTGATAGTAACCGCAGACTGTATTGGGTTGTTAATCAGGTGTGAGGACAGCAATGAAATAGGATCAGCTTTGTAAGCATCTTCTGCATCACTGTAGATAAACTGACGAACTGTACTGCCACCAAACTGAGTAAACAGAGTGGCACCATAGAAAGGCTGAGGTCTAGCAAAGCTACTACCAAAAGAAGTCTGTCGCTTAACCACAGCATTCGTAGGCGTAATAGCTTGGTTTTGGAATGTTGGAATGTAAAACTCAGAGCCAGCGGTAAAGATATGAATGTCACGATTTGATACAAAGTGACGGATTGTTGCCACCTCGCCAATACTCATAACCAATTCAATGCTGTCATTGTCTAAAGCAGTACCAATATCAAAGTTGTAGTACAAACCAGACTTACTTGCCCACACAGTGTCAGGCTGAGAAGTAGTGCCGCCAAACCACAGCCTATTCTCGTGGAATCCAACAGCGGCAGGGTATCCTCTTAGATCAGAGTATGATTGCTCATACCATTGCTCGGTTGCCGCGTGAGTAACAATCTCAATGTTACCACCACCATCTTCGGTTGTGTTTGCAGCCGCTCCAACAGTTACTTCAAAAGTATTTTCATCAATGATTGAAATAATTGATCGGGTACCATTAATCTGACTGGCGTTAATACCACCAACAGTTGTTGCATTACGAATAGTAATACTATCACCAACCGCCATACCATGATTAATCTGAGTAATCTTAACATCAGCAGAGCCATCAACAGTACGAATGGCATCTGGATCAAGCGATGCAAATAGTTCATCAGTAACAGTTGCGCTTGCAGTTGTGCTATTGGTTACAGAATTAATCGTTATCTCAGAACCATGATAGTAAAGCTTAACGCCGTTATGCTTACCCGTTGTGTCAAAGTAAGCTGCGCTTGTTGTCAGTGTAATGCTGCCTGTTGTGCCAGATGGATCAAGGGTGACGCCACTAGCTTGGAACTGGAAGTATGGCTGATATGTCTTTGCTCCACCCGCTCGAACTTGAAACTCAAACGGCTGAACCTCAAAGCTACTTAGACCTGTGCGAACAATCTGTTGGCACTGGAATGTAGGATGGCAGAGGAACAGAATGTCACCACCTTGAGCATAGGTAATCTCATGCAGGTACTCTTCTGTCCAAGGAACAGTTGCTCCATTAATATCTGTAGTGACACTCGCAACGCTACTGACTGCACCAGTTACAGGGTCAATAAAGAAAAACTCTGCCTTACCTTCACTCAATGCAGTTACATACTGCTCATCATCTGAGAAGTTAAATGGAATAATTCGCACTTGCTGAGTAACGCTTGTGTCCTCTGTTACTCCAGTAAAGTCATGCAGAATCTTAAACCCACCACGTTTCTGAACTCCACCTTCTGACATAAGAAAGAAGTTCTTAACGCTTTGCGCAGAAGAATTATAAATGGCAGAATCCGTCCTTGATGACAGGGACGGACTAATCTCACCATACTGAAAGTTTGTCAGTGGGATTCTGGCCTTCTGCATTAGCTTCTCCTATTAGTAATAAACCGAGAAGTAACAAGCTTCCGTGTGCTTTGCTGTTGGGAATCAATAGACCGAGCCTTTGCCAAAGCTACATTATACTGTTGATTCATTAAGTTTGCTAAACCTTGGTCACGAGCAATGGCTGTCGCAAACACAGTTGCCATTGCATACTCTACACAAACTGAGAAGTAAGAAGGCCAGTCTTGTTCTTCTGCTCTGTAGGTGTAGTCAATAATAAGTTCGTCTTGAGGGCCAGCGTCACAATAAATCTTGTCGCCGTAAATATCATATTCAATCTGAAAGTCGTTCACTGTCACTGCGTGAACAAACAAATATCCAGATGGTAGCTGATAGGCTGCATCAAACCGACCAGTTGGCGCATCGCTCAATCTGTTAAGAACGGCTTGGTTTGTTGAGAAACGCCAGCGTGTAGATGTTAAGTTGGAACGAGCAATGTCTTCATACATGTTACTCGAAACTAGACCCTCTGTAGTATCGTCTTCAAACGAAGTAATTGGCTCTGCGCCAATCAGGATCAAAGCCCTACTACAAATATCAATGCCACTGTTTGCTGCCGTACTTGCCATATCAACCTCTTAGATGAATGGGGGCCGAAGCCCCCACCATATTAGTTGTTGTCTAGAACTTCATAGATGCCGTTCGCGTCGATAGCGACTGAACCCATTGACATCATTGATGTTGCTAGGTGTGCAACTTTCTGTGGTACATAGTTAACTTCTGTCTGTACGTCAGAGTTAATGCCGATACCAACCGCAGTTGTGTGGTACGCAAAGTTCTTACCACCAGCTACAGCAGACGTTGAGAAAATCTTGAAGCCCAAGAACTCTTTCATTGTCATGCCGCCAGCAAACGGTAGGTTTTGCGGTCCAACAAAGTCTGATGATGCGAACTCGTTGATGTTAAACAAGTCAGCAAAACCAGCAGGTGACATTGCTATGTAACGCTGTCCATCTTCTGGAATATCAGCAGTACCAAATGTTTCAAACAATGTTAGCAAGTCTGCTTTACCCAATGCGCCAGATGTATCAGCGATTTGAGTAGCATTTGCACCAGCGTCCATTGCGGCAACAATCAATGCGTCTGTTTGGCGACCTAGAGCCGCAGCCGCAGACTGAGCGACAGCTTGACGTTCATTGATGTTGATTTTCAATTCGTCAAGTTTGTCGATGTATTCTGCTGCATAGTAGTCAGACATTGTTGCTTCAACATTGGTGTGTGCCAGTTCCATTGTGGTCACATCGCCATTGCGTGTTTTAGTAGAAGCGGCACCTGTGCCGATCTTCTGGAATCGAGCTGTTGAGCCTGTCACATTCGTAGAACGAATGGTGTTCCGTAGCTTGGAACCCATACGCTGGTACGCCATGTGAACCTCAGTCTCAAACTGCTTGATGAAGGCTTGGTCAATTGTATTAGCCATTTTAACAGTCCTTGTTTGAGTTTCCTGATTGCTACGGGTATCCGCGCTCTCATCTCAATTCGGGTATCCTGTTAAGGGCCGATCAATGCACTACGGGCCGCAATGACTTATCCGTAACACTATTTTCTATTAAAAGGCAACGCACAAATTCAACATAACGATCATCTTCTGTTATCCCGCAAGGTTCAAAGCCAAGCCATACAGCCCAATTCAACATGTGTTCAAACTTAGAAAAGACAGTCATTGTCATTACTGGATGCACTTCATCAAACATTCTAAGCATTGCTTTTGACATTTTAGCAGTAAGAACTACGTTCTTTGCTAGGTTGTTAGCAAACATGCAGAACATCTGTGGTGACTCACCGCCAAACCAAAGCCCACCAACAAAAGCTATATCGCCATCTTGGTTGCGACAAACGTAAGCTTCTGAATTGTTATACATTTCTGTAAGGCAGTGATGTGGGCTTTCATAGCCAAGCTCGATCATTTCACTGGCATTGTAGGGATGCACACATTCATAGAACTCTTCTATGTGATAGTGTTGCATGGGGGTTAGATATGACAACCCCCTTTTGATTACCTTAACTTCTTGTAAACTTTTGCCAGCCATCATCAACCTGTTTTACATAATCCATGTCTCTACGCGCTGGGTTCCAGTAGCGTTCATCTTGCATCATACTGCGCAAGCTTTCTTCCGTGATCTGGTCAACAGGTGTTGATTCACCATTAACTGACGCACCTTTGACTTGATCCATAATGAACTCAAGTGCCATTAAGCCATCGGCTGTTTCTGTCAGACGTTCAATTGAAGGCATATGTTCTTCTGGGAAAAACTTATTTGAGAACAAAGCAGCCGCTTCTATTCGCGCGTTTGCATTGTCTCCAAGCTTACCCATCTCAGCTTCTACGTCTGGCACATCAGCATTCATAGAGCTAATCACCATCTCAATGCCTTTGGCAAACTCATCTTGGCTAAAACCATTCTCGTATGAAAGCTCTGCCCACCACTTAACAAGATCGCTATCTATTGCTTCACCTTCGTTTACAAAGTCAGGAAGTTGATAGTCACCTGATGACTCTGGTCGATCTTTGTATGCTTCTGCATTTAGCTCTTCAATGAACTTTTCACGAAACTCCTCTTCGCGTGTGCCAAGCTTAGACTCCAATTCCTTGTATGCCTTAGCCAAGTCTTCGCCTGATTTGTATTTCTCAGGTAGCCATTCGGGACGTTCTGGTTGAACGTCCTCGGCTACCACAAAGTCTCGCTCTTCCGCTGGTGGTAAACCTTCTTCTTGTGCTGGCGTTTCTGTTACTTGCTCATTCATTTGATCTTATGCCCTCTCTGAACATGTCGTTCTATCAGGCCAACAATGTGACGCTGACCCTCAAGGTGACGCAGTGATGCGTCAGTAATCTCAGGGCCACCAACCATTTCAATTGTAATACTACGCAAGTATTTTAAAACTGCCTGTCCAGTAGGTTCTGAGAATAAAGAAGCTATGTTCAGGCTAATCTTGTCTTCATCTTCCTTGGTTCGATGTATTCCATCTAATCCAATGTGACTATTCTGCGGCAAGCTGTGGTCCTGCGATCTGTTGCTGTTGTTGCATCTGCTGCATTTGCTGCATCATTGCAACTATCTGTCTACGATCTTCTGCATCACGAATCAAGCCCTCTGGTACACCAAACTTTTTAGCAAGGAATACTGCTGTCTCTTCTGAGTCGATTAGTATGTTAGTCATGTCAGGGCCAAAGTATCCATTCACAAGCTCTAAGAAGCGAGAAACGGAAGTAATATCTTGGTTCGATTGTGCTTGCGCCAGTGGGGAAACAGAGCGAATCTTTACCTCACGACCATTTACAGTTGGTATTTCAATGCGGCCTTGCTTCTTCAAAATATGAATAACACGCTGCAATACTGGCTGAACTAACTCAGCTTGAAGGCGACCAAATGCAGAGCCAATACGACGAGATAAGTCTGCCATACGCTCCGCTACTTCGGTGGCACTTGCTGGGGTGCGGTCTGGGTTGCCAAGCATATCATTATATAAGGCACGTTTAATATTCAAACGCATGTCACTTAGAACAATATCAGCTACATCAAAGCGACCAGCGGCCTGTACTGGCTGTAATCCAACGGATTGTGGTGACTTAGGAATGATAGTCCCTGGCACTAAGTTAATTGTGTCAGGGTTAATAATGCCATCATCATCCATTTGATAGATGCCAGAGATAGCCATTTGTGCATTCTCTAGGATCAATTGAATGGTAAGGTTGGTTGTTTTGATAGCAGACAGAGCATTGATAAGCGGCCCACGACCATAGACTTCACCAGCACACTTAGACCAACGGAAACAAACATATGGATTTGAGCCAACGCCAGTAAAGCTTTCGTCCATGATGTAAGTCTTAGTGTTCATATCAATCACATAGTAAAGATATGCCTCTTGGTTTTTCTTTGTGTAGTCTTTGCAAACTACTTCAAGCAATGTGCATTTGCCCTCTGGGTCACGAGTAATGCGCTGCTCTACACGCGCATCGAATGTTCCCTTTGGATACATGTACTTCAGGTCTGAGTTGCGAATCCCTTTACGTTCACGGAACACATGGTCAATCTTATCATCTGGGCCAGTATCCAACACTACATGTGGCAGCGGGATTGCTGAGAAGACAATAGGATTAAGGGCATCGCCCTCTTCTACACAAAGAATGCCAGTCCCAACTGCCAAGTCCATAAATGACTCGTGTACTTCTTGGCCAAAGTTAGAGTTCTGAAGAATCTCAAAGACGTATTCTGTCACTTCATCAAGATCATTGTCTACAATGTCACGCTCTTGCGGGGGTATTTCTGATCCAGCGGCTAGGTCTGCCCAACGTGCAAAGTTAGGAACAAGGCCAGACTGTAAGCGAGATGCAAATTCCTGAACACCAACAACGGCTGTCTCGTCGAATATCTTATCATCTCGACGCTGACCTGCGGTTTCATAGTAGAAAGATTCACGTTGAGGCAGCGCGTATTCGTAACACTCCTCAAATAAATCAACGAAGTTCTGGCGGTGCGCCTTAGCTTTCTCGTACCGTTCTAGGTATTTTTTTGGATCATGCATTATTTAAACCTACTATAGTATCCGATCCCACCGCGAGAACCTGTCATTAATGAACGGCGACCACGACCACCACGGCGACCTTGTGGCCCAAACTTCTGTGCGCTTTCTAGGCGTGTTCTTAATCTCTCAGCTTTTCCAATGGCACGTTGCTGACGTTGACGACGAAGCTCTGCCGCAGCCAACTTCTCTTGGTCGCTCATAGCTTCTTCTGGATCGCGGGTATAGATTGACTCAGCAGTTACGCTTGTTGTGCCAGCACCACTTATATCTGTGTCACGTTCTGTTGTTGTGGTTGTTGTTGTTGTTGTGTCCGTAGTATCTGTATCATCAGTGTCGGTCGTTGTGGTAGTAACCTTCATTGCATTGTCATCGCCACCACCTCTTTTTTCCATTTCAGCTAAGCGTTCTTTGCTTCGAGCAGTTCGAGCTTGATAGTCTTTAATAGCAGCGTCACTGTAGCCTTGAGACTTCAACTTGTCAGCTTGAGCTTTTCCACTTAATCCAAATGTGCTTAAACCCATCTTAACGTCAGTAGAGATGTTTTTGACAACTGTTGGAGCTTTACTATCTTTAGAGCTACTTTCTTTAGAAGCTGTGGTTTCTTTTCCGCACATAACAAAATCCTCTTTGTCTATTCAAAAGCACAGAATGAATATTTTTTCAACGCACAAAAGACCAAACGCTTGGCTTCTTCTGTGTCTTGTTCTTCCCAAAGACATTGAAGTTCCTTGATGCATTAACAACTCTGGCTGGTTTCTGATTAGTCATAAGTGCGCGACCCTCACCAGCACCAAGCATCATATACTGTAATGCATCGTGGATATGCGAATACATATTCTTGTCTGGCTTATCAGCGTATCTTTCACCGCTAACTTCCATACGCTTGTACTGATAGCCGCCCTCGAACCCTTTGATTAACTGTTGGCACCTACGATCAATTAAGAAGGCTGGCTTACCATCTACCATCTTGTTCAGCTGGGAGGAGACTGACTCAAGACGGAGGTCAACAGAGTTGGAGGGTGCAGGGAACGCCCTCAAGCCAGCCCCACGCAGAATGTGAAAGGGAGTAGATTCATCAGTCTGCGCTCTAAAGTCACCAGCGGGATCACCATAGATATACACATCAGATACTTCTGAAAAACGTGTGGCAATCTCTTGGCGTAGAACTTCGGCAAATCGAACAATGCCCATGTCAAAGGCAACAATCTCAGACTGAATCAGCCATCTGCCACGCACCTTCTGGCCTATAGTGGCAGCAGGGGTAAGCCCAAAATCCAAGCCAATATAAAGAGGCATAGAGGCTGCAACTGGTATTTCTTCCTTAGCCACATGAACATCTTGTGCAAACATCGGATAGATAGGCTTACCATCCTGAATGGCACCCAACTTGTTCATTACATAAACATCAATCCAACTCTTGGTCTTACCGCGTATAAGATTAGGGTAATAGTTCTCGAGCATGTGCCGACGATTCTCAGCGTCCTTGTTTGGCTTGTAATCCTCAATCTCACCTTCTTCACTGCGAACCTCTATCATCCCAGAGGGTTGCGTAAAGAACTGCCAGTTATCAGGTTTCACCAGCATCTTAGCTTGTTCGCGCGGAATGTGGTCTGGGATTGGCACCTCACCAGACATAATAGGCCACCAGTGATCTTCTTCTGGGGCGTTGGTATCTGCAATAACACCAGTCCAGCTTGGGCCACCGTCACGCATAGAGGGGTAACGACCAACACGCATGGTACACGCATCAATGATAGACTTCGGTATCTCCCTTGCCTCATTGATCCAGATGCCAGTCAGTTCGAGAGAGAGGAGTTTCTTGACATCTTCGGGACGATCA